CGCGTGAGGGCCTTGATGGTGTCATCATGCAGGCCTGCAGCTGCTGCGTTGAGGAGTCGATCGATGGCTTCGGGTGGGGGGGCCATTATGCCTCCGTTTTGTAGTGCTCTTCGAGGCCTTTCATGATCTCATCCGCGAACTTTTTCCGTGCTGCGAGCAGAAGCGCCTCGGTCTCCCTGTATGCCTGGGTCTCTTCTACCTTAAGTGGGGAGATCCTGCCGGCTGCCTCCTGCACGTTGTTGCCCGGGTTGCCCGGGGGGGTATCATCGGCAGGTGGCGGGTTGTTGCCCTTGCCGGGCGGTTGCTGATCGTTGGGTTGCCCGGGCGGCTGTTGCCGGGGTTGCTGTGCAAGTGCGAGGGCCTGTGCTGCTGCATTATCCTGTGCCTGCTTTGCGTATGTGGTCTGCATCACAAGGTCCTCGCCCGGATACATCTTCTCGATCAGTTCCTCGGCATTTTCGATCTTGAGGGCCTTGAAGACTTCACGGGTCAGGGTCTTCATGTCGATCGTGCCCGCGAGAGGTTTGCCGTCGAGGGTTGCGCCGCTGATAAGCGCTGCAACTGTCTGTACGATATCATGCTCCAGGAGCGGGGGGAATGTGATCGAGACAGTACGGGGGATTGGCTGACTGGTCTTGCTATCGACCATCGAGAGCACATATTGGATCTCCCCGGTGTATTTATCCTCGATTCCGTCCCCCTCGAGCAGACCGTTCTCGGTCCGGATGGACTGGTCAATCACGTAATTGAGGATGTCCTTATAAATGCCGATCCAGAGCGTCTGACGGGCAACGAACTGGAGTTCCAGGGGCCGCTCCATGGTTTTGGAGGTTGCAAGGTTGCTGGTACTCGGGTCCATCGCGAGCATATGCTCGGGCGTCCCTGTTGCGGACCCGGCCTGCAGCATGAACCTGCGGGCGTCGTCCATGCTGGTGGTGACCCCGGATGTCTTGATGGTGTCGAGCTTGACGCCTTCCCCGGCGGTGAAGACCCCGGCCACGGGCATGGGCGTGGTCCTCTCGGTGGTGCTTTCCGATGTCGACTTCCCGATCATGGTCTTGATTTTTGCCTTGGCGGCTGCTACTGCAGTAGATCCACCTTTCGTTGTGAGCGCGAAGGCGAACCGGGCGAACGCCTGCCAGAGTTTCGAGCCGTTTTCCAGGTGGACCTTGTAGGCCTTCGCCCAATCGAGCGCGGCATAGACTTCCGAGACACCGTATCTCATGTCCGGCAGGCAGTTGACCTTGATGTGCATGATCGGGGCGTTCCAGAGTACGGGATGGCTGTTGATATTCTCCGGCTTCTCCGCGGGATTGTATCGCCAGTCGGGGTGGTAGGCATACGATTGTTTGGGAGAGACGAGCCCGGTGAGCACGCTGAACGTATTGGTGGTGTAATCACGGCGATAATACCAGGGTGTGTAGTGGTCCTCGGGGTCGCAGATGATCTCCCCGATCTCATACAGCGGGACGTGCCGGACGATCACGCGGCCCGTGCTCTCGTTCGTAAACAGGGCAAAGATGAGGTTGCCGTCTATCCGCAGGGCCCGCTCGTTCTGTTCCCTTGCGAGGTGCGAGGAGAACGAGGTGATGTTCTTCGGGTCCTCCAGGAACTTCTGAACCACTGCATCCACAGTCGGGTGGGCAGCCTTGACGGTCATACCCTGCGCGAATACGTATAGGACCTGCAGCTCGATCGGGCGTTTGATGAGCGGCTGTTTGAGCCAGTTGACCCGGGCGAGGTTGGCGATTATGTTGAGGGCCTGCTTGCTGAGCTCGTGCAAGCTCGTTCCTCCGAACATCACCTGCCAGCCCTGTTCCCGTGCCTGGTCTTCGAGATCCCGCATGGCTTCGAGCAGGAACTCCTGGTTGTTCGCGCCTGCGATCACCTCTTCCTTGAGCTTTGTGATCTGCTCTCGTAATGGTGTTTTTGTCATTTAATCAAACCTCAAATTGCGTTCTAAATGCCACATGATCCGAAGCTTTTTGCCCGGATTCAGTACGGTGAAATTTCATAGTTTTCTTCATAGACCATCGAGTCCTCGGTTGTCTTCTGTGCCAGGGTGATGCCATCGACGAATGCCACGGCATATCGCGTCGTGTCCATGCCATGGTCGTCCACCTTGAGTGGTTCCTCCTTGTTCGTAACGCCGTCCTTCGTGGGTCTCCAGATATAGGAGTCAAACTCCTGATCGGTGCAGATGGGCTTGTGCGCATCTCGCATTACTTGGTCGACCTCGACAAGGGCGTCCTGGAAGACGAACAGGCGGGCCCGTCCATCACCGGCTTTGCGGAGGCGGGCCTGCACGGCCTGGATACCAAGAGAGACTGCCTTCATGGCGGGCTCGGTCGGGATCCCGTGGGCCTCGAGTGTGGCACGGTCCTCCGCGTCATGGTCCGCAACGGTGGCGTAGATGTCCTCACCCATGGAGAGTTCATTAATCAGCGAGGCGTGGTCGTTGCCTTCCGGGTCGCCACCTACGATTCGGTGGCTCATGTAGATCTCGCGATAGAGGTAGAGGCGGCGGTCCTCGTCCATCGCGAACCAGAGGCAAACGAAAGGATTTGTGTACCCGAAGTCAATCGCCCGGATGCGAAGCCAGTCGTCCGGGATGGGAAAAGAGGGGATGAGGTGCACAGAACGGTCGAACTCTTCATAGACCGCCCCTTCCACTGCAGCCCATTTTCCATACCGGAGTCGTTGGCGACGGACCCCGGTGAGGGCATCGAGCACGGCCATGGTCCGCGTACCCTGTTCGGTGATCTGGTGAGTATCCGGATCAAAAAGGACCGGGTTGTCTTCGTGGCGGCTCTCGATGAAATTGAGGCGTGCACGCGAGCGGATCCAGTGCGTGGGTTTGCTCGGGTTGCAGTCCGCCATCATCTGGGCATAGGGCATGTTGCCGGCCCGGCCCGTGGTCCTGGTGCTGATGATTTCCCAATCGTTGAGGGTGAGTTCCTCTGCCTGGTTCACATACACGACATCCCATTCCGAGGAAAGGACCTTGTCCGGGGAATCCATGCCGCCCAGGTAGATGCGGCTGCCGTTCGGGTACAGGTACCCCTCGACGTGTTCCCCGCCGAGTTTGACGACGGGGGTTTTTCTCTGGTCGAAGGCCCCTTCACCATGATTCGCGGCCGGGTTCCAGGCCCCGATGACCTTCCGCTCGAAGGTGAGGAGAACCGAGGTCTTCAGGCTCTTGTAGGTCTTCCGGACGATGATTGCTTGCGAGCCCGGATATTTCCACATCAGGGCGTCGAGTTTCTCGAGGGCCGTGCGGGTCTTGCCGGTCTCGGCGGGACCACTGATGATGACTTCAGGATCCTTGCATTTCCAGAGCTGGAGACCCCCGCCATACGGCTGGAACCCCTGCTGTGCTCCTGCGGGGAGTTCAATGATGGAGTATTTGGAGCGGGTGACTGCCATGCTCATATGTCCTCCATGCTGACGGCCTTGATGATCTTGACCAAGATAGGTTCGCCGCCCTCTCCGCCGATCTTGTGGTCCACCCGGTCCTTCCAATCATTGGGTAGCCGGTTGGTCAGCCAGAATTTCTGTGCGATGACGTCCGGGACGATCTCTTTCTCGACGACTTCTTTGCGGACCGTGCCATCGGGCATCTGGATGATCTTCTTCTCCGGGACTTTGTACCCGATCGCCCGTTTATACAGGGCCTTCTCGACCTTGGCATCCGCAACTTCCTTACCCCCCTTTATGGCACTTAGAAAGTCGGGGTATTTTTTGCACCATGCATGGAGTGTTTTTGTTGAGATTCTAAGTCCGGCCGCGATCTCCTTGTTGATCTTGCCGGATATCGCAAGGATCCACGCTTTGATGGGGTGGATATCGGGGTCGTATTTGGTATGGCGCCCCATTTTTTTACGGGGCGGTGATGGCGCCTTTTTCTTTTTCACGGAGGACTTTTTTGTGGTTGTCATGCGACACCGGCTTTTATCGGGAGAGTTTTATAGCAGAGGCAGATATGACAGTGATTCACCATGTGGGCCACGACCCGGGCGAGGCAACACGGTTCGCACCGTTTGAATTTCATCCGGAGACCCTGCCTTCTGCGCTCGATACAGACCAGCTCGGCGAGGAAGGACTCGGCCAAGGTGTCCATGAAGGCATCAATATACTGGTCTTCTGAATAACTCACAACCGGACTCGCACCGGGATAATCATGTGATTTATCGACAGCCGCTTTTCCCTTTTCAAAGATGTTACCAGGATTCAGGATGATGGAGTGCCGGCCATCCTTGAACAACCAGTAAGCTGTATGGTTAGACCTATTCAGGCGGAGAATGATATCGATATCCGGGTTTGTTTCTGGCACTTTCATGCGGTCACTTTCTTCGCGGTCTTTCCGGTGAACTGTTCCCAGCGGTCGATCATGCCCTGGCAGTAGTGGGGATCCAGGTCTCCGGTATAACAGACCCGACCGGTCTCCTCGCATGCCATGAGCGTCGCCCCGAGTCCCCCAAACGGGTCCAGGACCACGTTGCCCTTGACAGAAGAGTTCTGTACGGCCCGGGCGACAAGAGCGATCGGCTTCATGGTGGGGTGCTCGGCGTTCCTGAGTGGCTTCGGGACCTCCCAGACGGTGTCCTTGTCGCGACCTCCGAACCAACGGTGGGCGGTGCCGGGTTTCCATCCATAGAGGATCGGTTCATGGCGCCAGTGGTAGTCCTGCCGGCCGAGCACGAACTGGTCCTTGACCCAGATGATGCACTGCTTGAGCTCGAATCCAGCCTCCACGAATGCCTGCCGGAACGCGAGAGTTTCGGAGTCGGAGTGGCAGACATAGATCGGGGCGCCGGGCATACTACCCTCGTACATACGCAGGTATGCCTGCAGCAGGAACTGGTAAAATTCGGGTCCACTCATTTGATCATTGATGATCTTGAGTGCGTCCTTAGTCTTGCCGGTATAGTCCACGTTGTATGGCGGATCCGTGAAGACCAGGTGCGCCTGTTTGCCATCCAGGAGCTGCTGCAGGTCCTTGAGCCAGGTGGCATCGGCACACATGAGCCGGTGCCTGCCGAGCTGGAAGATGTCCCCGCGTTTGATGTCGGTTTCCCTGATGGTCGACGGATCGAAATCGTCTTCCTGGATATCTTTCTCTTCCTCGAGGTCGTGGAGCATCTGGTCGAGTTCCATCTGGGTGAAAGCGATATCGGCTGTCTGGAAGGTGGGATCATCGAGTTTGATCTCATCGATCTCCTGCAGCAGGGCCTCGACGTTCCATTTCGAGCGGCTGCCGGTCTGGTTATCCGCGATCCGGTACTCGCGTTTCAGGATCTCGGGCATGCCGATGACCTGGGTGACTTCCGGGACATTTTTCCAGCCGATCTCCTGCATTGCTTTGAGGACGCCCTGGCCACAGAGTATCTGGAGATTCTCATCAACAACGACCGAGATCTTGACATAATTGAATTTCTGCAGGGAGTGGGCGATATCTGGGACGGATTCGGTAACGATGTGGATCTCTTTTTGATAAGGGACCAGATCGGTGATCGGGACGTTCCTGAGCTCTTTTTTTTTCATCACCGCGCCTCCATGGGTCTCACTGATACGCCCTTTGGTATATGCAATCATCCGGCTGCGTTGCGCCCGGTCGGGGGATAATATCCGGACACGCTTCCTGGAACTGCAGCTCGTTCACCATGTTGATCGTCTCGTTCATTTTTCTCTGGATGACCTGTACCATAATCGCGGCAAACTCCGGGTGTTTCGCTACGAATTCTTCCCATTTTTCATATTCCCCGACAATTTCGTTGGGTTCCGTCATGACGAGATACCCTTTTGCGTTCATGTGGACTTCCCAGATCTTTTCATCGATAAGAAACATGAAGCCCGAAAAATCCCCGATGAATTTAATGTCAGCCATTATCTTTTTTCTCCGGGGGTTTCCGGTCCTGGAATACCCGGCACGCATACTGTCTGCAAAGCATACAGTCGGAGTCTTCAGGCCGGTGCCCGCAGGGTGTATCATCAACCTGATCGGTGGTTTTCATGGGAAGCCCCCTGTCGTGGTAGTTCCGTCCGACATCCCCACACGTTCTGTTGTCGTGCTCTCTCGCCGTATCGCCGGCACATATTTGATGTCAGTCCGTGGCTCGTACGGGTCCGGATCCTTTGATAATGGGCGGTCGCAGTCCGGACAATCCCCGTCATTCCCGGCACATTCCTGGCAGACCATTGTTTTCACCTTTTTTTGATAGCAGAGACCGGATTCGAACCGGTGAGCCTTGCGGCACCGGCTTATGGGGCCGGCGGGATTGTCCGGGCTTCCCTACCCTGCTGCTGTTTCCCTGCCCGGACCGTGGTATGAGAGATCTTACCTGTCGAAGTTGTACCAGTACGTGGCTTTGATCTATACGGGCGATACCGGCCCGGCAGGGTGATGCCCAGTTGCCGCTGTTGAACCGGCAAGCGAGTGGAGTGATATAATGCCCCATCACCTGACCCGGGGGGAGGCGTGTGAAGCCAGGGCCGGGCCGGTGACAGGGCGATGCCTCGGGAACGGAGCGGACCGTTCCATCCTTTTTGATCCAGTGTGGGCGAGGCAGGATTGATCATCTGCTCAACCTGACATGGGCGACCATGGCGCCCAGCAGGATTACCGTAAACCAGAAGACCGCCCGTTTTGCGTTCGATTCTTCCATGTTCAGAAGACTCCTGCTGAATGGAGCGCGAGATAGATCCCGCTCGCCGTTGCAACCGCTGACGTGCCGTAAATCTTCGCAACATTGGAGATCAGAGCTGCGCCACGGTAGTACTGGACTTCATCCATCCAGAGCGGCGGGCAATCCGGGATATCGGCGAATTGAGCTGCACGAAGACCTGCCCAGACCCCGGCAATCGCTATGTGCCGTTCGCGCCACGTGCTGAACAGGCCGCCGGACCCCGTCCACCGGGCAAAGAACTTCGCGATCACGTCATCGGTCTCTCCGGTTTCATCCTTATACGGATCGACTGTATACCCCGGTTTTGGGTCCGGAGGTGGTGCATCAGTAGCGCCCATGGTTACTCACCCCGGGAGCGCTCCGACGCGGTAGTAGTACGGCTCGCTCTCGTAGAGGTCGTATTCCCGCTTGCGGAAGTACTGTAGGAGCTTTCGCTTCCCGAGTTTGATCTCGACTTTGTGCACCTTTTTTGGGGTGAAGTATTTTTCATACCCCGGGACTTCAAAGGCATATTCCCGGTTGCGTTGCGGGTCGGCGTTCCGGAGCCAGTCGGTGACATATGCCGCTTCTGCTCCGTCCACGAATATCCCGATCAGGAGCGAATATTTGTTCCCGTCCTGTGGGTCGAGCGACATCTCGATCGCTGCC